CCAATCGGCCTTGTTCAATTCCATCCGCGTCAGTTTCAATGAGTCAAATCCTCTTGAACCGCCAGTGAATTTGCCAAACATTTTCCCATACAATCCATAGTCAGTATAAACTTCGTTCGGATCAATATTCGCTCCGGCATCTTTCCAAGTTTGGAAATCCGGGTCGGTTTTCAGTTTGTAAATGATGACTTCGTGGTATTTGGGACTTAACCACATCGGAAACTGTCGAATAAAATTCCTCCACCAAATTACCGAAGCATTGGGTCTAAAAATCAATCCCCCTGCATGGGTGATCATGCCGACCGTGCCGTGATACAAAACAGCAACAGCACGGGTTAAATGATAAGTGTCAGCCAGCCCTTCAACGACTTTTTCCGCTGTGGTTCTGTGCGCGATACGATATTTTTCAGCCGCATTTGACCATTCCTTCTTCGCAGCATCAGCCTTTGAGGTTGCAGTTGCCACTTTCTGCAAAGCGGCTTGTGTTTTTATCGAAGAAACACGTTTCGGCTTTGGTTTGAAATCTTGCCTTGCCGCCCGGTCTAAATAATCCGCAGTCCGGTTTGCCAGTTGCGTGAGGCGACGATTGACAGCAATTTCTTCCGGCGATTTTTGCGGCTTACGAAGCTCCCTAATCTGGTCATTCAGGTCGTCGCGCCTCTTTTTCAGTGCATCAAGTTCGGGAGTTGAAGGTTTGACTGGTTGTTTTTTTACAGCAATGTCACCGGATTTTATCTGCTTCTCTTTTTCAGCGATGGATTTTTCGAGCGCATCCTTTTCATGCTCAATTTCTTTGGCGCGTTGTTCCCGCTGAAAATCTTCATTCAAAGACTGCAATTCTTTGAATTCAGCTTTTGCAGCATCACGACGAGCTTTTATTGCTTCCAATTCCTTACTCGTTAAAGGCTTCTTGGCTTGCGGCTTGGCAAACTTACCCTGCTTGGCGTCAACCAGTTTTTGTTCCCAATCCTTCGCGCTCTTTTCCGCTGCCGCCGTTGCCATTTTCAACTTTTGCGCGTCACTCAAAGTTCGATTGCCAAAAATCTCCCGATTCTGTTTTTCCAATTCAGCAATTTCCGCTTTGTTCCTTAAAGTTTCCTCGTTGTCTGGCGATGGTGTTTTCTCACGGACAATTCGCTTGCGTGTGGAATTTTCAAACTTCAAGTCGGCGATGCGGTTTTTTTGCCGAGTCAACTTGGCTTCCAAAGCGGATCGCAACTGCGTGGCCGGGTCGGTAGTAACAATTCCAAGTTGCCGTTTTAGTTCATTGATTTGAGCTATCCTTCGACGAAGTAAGTCAGTTGCCTTTGCGCGACCGAAACCCGTCATAAGTCCGGGAAGTCCCTTTTGCAATCGCTCAATGGTTGAAAGTTTCTGCTGCTCCGAACGCGCTTCCGCCATGCGAATCTTAATAGGGTCTTGGGTCGCCGGTTTGAACTTCCCATATTGAGTCCACGCATCACGCGATTCGACAGGAGAAATTTCAGGAATGAAATCTTTCAAAACTTCGTGAACCGCCGCGTCAATTTCCTCGCCCTTGATGTCTTTTGGAACTCGGCCACTTTCAACTTCTTGGCGGACGAAATTCTTGGCAATCGCATTTGCGTAACGACCGATGTTTACGTCGCCTTCACCATCCGCCACTGCTTCCCTAATGCCTTCGACGATGGCCTTTTTCTCGGAGACATGATCGCGCGCACCAACCTTGGGACGAGTAGCACGTTTTGCCTTTTCAGCAGCGGGGCCAACTCCGGCAATCTTTTTGAATCCTGCATCAAGACTTTGATTTGCTTTCGCCCAAATTGTTTGAAGCAGCGATTTTATGCCGTCCCCAAAAGTTGACGCCATTTCAGTCGCCCAATCTGCCGACATTTCTGCTCCTGAAATTCCCTTTTCAAACATTTTGCTCGCGCCAAAAATCACAGCATCATCGAAATCCTCCGGGTGAAGCGGGACACCGGAAAACATCGAGGTCGTTCCGTTATGCCGCGCCCTGATTCTTTCAAGGGCGGCATCGGCATTGGTCTTGAAATAATTTTTCAGCTTTTCAGCCACAAGCCGAACGTGCGGCTCGACTGGTTCAACCTTTTCCTTCGGTTCTCTGCCAACTGAATCAATCAAATCTTCACGGGCGCGATTTGCCTCCGCATCGGCCTCTGCCGCACGATATTCAGCCTCGTCTTTTAACCTCTGTTTTTCGGCGGCATCAATCCGTTCAAATTCAGTTTTGATAAAAGCCTCATCCGCCTCCGTCAACGGATGGCTGGTTTTCTTTTGGAAGTCATACCGCATTGATTCCAAGTTGTAACTGTCACCAACCATGTTTCGTAGAGCGGCAAGTCCGCGTGCAGTTTCCGACTTGGCGGGCGCAATCACTTTTTCCAGAGTGTTCAAATCTTCGTCCACTCGGTTTTTTTGCTCCGTTAAACGCTGTAAAGCCTCTGCGCGATTTGGAAATTGTCTGGCATCATCGGCGGCTACTGCCATTTCCCTTGCCAACCTTGACCTCTCATAAGTCAATTCGGCTTCCCGATACAAAAGCATGGCAACATCACCATCCGACAGTGGCTTAACTTCACCCGCAACCTGGTCGCTCATCATGGTGTTGACCAGTTTTGCGGGAGCTTGAGGATCATTGTCAACTTTTGCCAATGCCGCCTGCCACACTTCAGTTTTGAAACTTCTCCGGCCAACTGACGAAAGCGGTTCTTCACCACGCGCCGCTCGTTGTGCATCAATGGCAGTGATTTTTATTCCAGTAGGCGTGCTTGAACTCGAACGTAAATCTTCCGGCGTTGATGCGCCCAATGGTGTGTGCGTCTCTGGCGGCTTCGGCTGAAATAGTTCCGATTGATTCTTTGACTGAAATTCTTCGTTAGCTTTTCTGTCGGCTTCAGACTTTGCCTTCCCCTTCGTTTCCAGCTTCACTGGCGAGGGGGATTGTTTGGATTTGAGTTCGTTGTTCTTCGCAACAATCCAATCTTGCGCCTCCTCGATTGAGGCATCCATTTCCTGCAATTCGTGCTCCGTTTCCGGCGTAGCATTCTTGACGTAAATCGTGTGCGAATCTTCTTCGCTGGCAAAAGCTCGGTTGGAATGGTCACGGATTGAGATTTGATGCGACTCACCATTTGGAAACTTGGCCGTGATGTAAATTGACCCACCAGACGTTCGGCGAGCTTCGACCTGAACGCCTGGCGGCGAGTAGATTTTTTGCAGGTCGCTTTCAATCGCCTTTGCAGAAACGAGAAACTTTTCAGTGGATTTTTTGGATGCTGGAATATCTTCATTGTTGTCAATGTCCATGAATTTATCAGCAGCATCCAGCACTTCATTTCTTGATTGGTTCGCTTGAAATATCGCCTCTTTATCCGATAACACTCCCCCCACCTTCGTTTCTGTCGGAACTGGCGAGGCGGTGGGGGTTGGTTTTGAATTTCTTTCAAGTGTGTCAATGAAGTCTTTATAGTGCCAAGAATCGGTTCCTCTAACACCTTCGCTGTCTTTTACCAAGACCGGCTCGCCTGTTTGCTTGTTTGACCAGACACCATTTGAGTTTTTTTCATATTCATAACCAGCTTTATCAACCGCTGTCGCTACGATTGTCGGCTGGGCTGGAACTGGCGCAGCGGTGGAGGGCGGCTCATCAGATGGCGGTGCGACGGGTTTTGCTCCTTTTCCAAGTTGATGTCTTTCGCCCATTGTTCCCAAAAGGAACATTGAGCCAACATTACCAACGGCGTCAATCCACGCATCACGCTGTTGGTCTTTTGGCAATGAAAAGATTTGAGTGACTTGTTGCGCTCCAATAGTTGCTGCTGCACCGCTTGCGCCACCAACTTTATTCAAAGCTGCCTTCGCAACATCGGAAGTGACACCCGCCTTTGCTGCAATCGCTTCTGTTATCGCTCCTGAATACTTTCCAATGACAGGTAACACTCCGGCAACCACAGCCAGTTTCGGATCAAAACCGTTTGGGGTTGTCCCGAAAGCCATTGCGCCGAGCAGCGGGTCTGCTGCAAACGCCGCCATTTGTGGAGTGGATTGTATTGTTCCAGCCGTCCCCGCATACGCCGCCCGCGCCACAACCGACATCTTTTTCATTTCACTCTCAACTGGCATCGGCCTGTCCATCGTAGCAGCTTCGAGATTCCTGAATTTGTTTTCGCCAGTCTTAATCGGAAGTGTGCCAATATCCGCCAGCGTGCCGGTTATCATCTTTCCTTCACGGGAAAGTCCTTTCCCGATTTCAGGAACTACGCCAGTTTGAGGATCAACAACAGCACGAAGAAAATCCGATGACTTTTGCCCTTCATCATAGTCCTTTGAAGCCTTGTCGTAATCTTCAAAACTTGCAAAGCCTGGCGGCGGTTTCAGTTTCAGACTGTCGGCGGCAGAAGGTTCAGGACTTCCAATAAGTTTGTCGGCATCATCCAGCGAAAGTGTTTTGGGAGTGCTGCCGGAAACTGCTTCATCAGCTTCATCCAATGTGAGTGTTGCTGGCATTGTGTCATTGCTCGATGAACTGCGTTCCATCCCATGAATAGGTTTTACCCTTAATGGAATACAACTGATCTTTCACCGGCTTCAAGCCTTTTGTGTAGGGAATAGCCGTAGGCGTTCCTGGCAGATTCGTCCCCGTGCCCTGCGTCAAGGTTGAGGCGGCGGATTTATTTCGGTATCTGTCGAAAATCTCCGTTCGCTGATTCATGTAATCGTCAAGGCGCGTTTGCATTGCCGCCCTGTCTTTATCCGTCACGGCTGTCTGATACGCCTTGTAGTCAGTCATTATTTTTTGACGAAGCAGACTCTCATTTGCCTTATCTTCCGGGGACATTGTGGTGAGGATTTTTTCTTCCTCCTGTTTTTGCTTCAAAGCCAGCATGTCTTTGGCGGTCTGGTTTCTGTCCTCCTGGTTGTCGAGAATACCTTGATGATAGTCAGCCGTGTCCGCATCTCGATTTGCTGTCAAACCTAGCCGCGCATTTCCAAGTTGGCCGCTCTGGTCAATTTTTTCCTGACCTAGTAACCCAGCCTGTTTCATTTGTGCCAACCTGAGTGCCATCCCCGCAGCCAGTTGGTCGTTTCGAGTTTGGGCATTTTGAGTGTCCAACTGAAAACGATCCCGCTGCAAAGCAGATGCCGCTTTTCGTTGTTGAACTTCATCGGCAAGCCGTTGGCGTTCGATGTCAAGCTGCGCTCCACGAGCGGCAAGATTACCCCATTCTTGAGTGTTGATATTGAGCCAAGGCGCGAGTTGTCCTAGTGCCATAAAATTATGTTAATAACCGTAAAGTGATTCCGGGTCATTGTTATACAAAGCCGATGTTATGTCCGAGCCGAGTGTTGGATTCGATGACGCATAAGAGTTATCGCCGGAATACATATTTTGCTGTATGTAGTCTGCCGGATTGCTGTCTGACGATGTTGGGCTATATCCCGCAAGCATCTGTTGCAGCAACGCGGCATAGCCCGTGTTTGCACCTGAATTTGTTGGGCTGTAACCACTATTTTTTTGAGTAGCTGAACTCGGACTGGAACTGGACGAACCAATACCTTGACCAAGTGCGACAGCTTCCCATGCCGCGAGTGTTGGGTTTGCAGCCGCAGCATTTTTTGCGTTGCTGTCAGCAATCGTTGCAGCCAAATCCTGACTCGTCTGCATCCCTCCACTGGTCGAAAGGAACTGGTTGAGATTTGTCGCCCCGGCCTGTTGCAATTCTTCCTGCGTCAACCCAAGCGTTTTCAAAAGTGATTCATTGACCAAGCCGGTGTTTCCGCCCTGCCCCAAAGTAAGACCGCGCGCCGCAGCAGAGTTTTCAAGATTCTCGGTTGTGGTTGGTGACAGAGTTCCGGCCAACTCTGAATTGATGTTCCCCATGTTCGACGTGACCGCCGCCGGCATACCAGGAATGTTCTGTTCCTGTTCCCAGACTGACGGTGGTATGCCGAGTGCGCCGGGAACTTGACCGAATGTCGTTCCACCACCTTCAGTCGGCGTCGGATTCAAACTGAATGCAGTTGTTCCGCCGCCGGAAGTGCCTGTGCCTGTCGAACCGCCACCATAATCACCGCCAATGCCGCCCGCGGCGCCATTGAAATAACTGCCCGTGCCGGACGCAGGATTAAATCCGTTCGTTCCAGCAGAGGGATTCCCGAACTGACTCATAATCTCTTGTCCTGCGATGCTTCCATAAGAACCCGCAGCAGCAATAGCATCTTCCCAACTGCCCGGATTGTAGGCTCCGGTCGTTGGGGCTGGACTGTTGGTGTAGCCGGTGATAAGACCGTTGAAATCGTAAATCGGAGCTTGTGCTGGCATAATTAAAAAATCCTTCTTCGTTGCGGTGTTGAGTTTTGAAAGTATTCCACGACAAATTGTTCGTCCGGGAACCGCGTTTCCATGTCCCGATTCAATTCATGGATGGCCGATGACTCATACTGCGCCGCACCAGCAACGTCCCCAGCCTCTTTTTTGCGGATGGACAAAACCATGTCACGCAACGCATCTTGATTTTCGATCAGCACATTGTCCGTGTCGGCCAACGCCGGAATGAAAGCCAGCTTCGCAACGACTGATATGAACGGCAATGGATGGTGAAGATGTCCGAACCCGTCCAGTCGCATCACGGTATATTCCGGCGTCTGCTCTGATGGCTGGTAAATTGACAATGGCAACAGGTTGCCGTTGTTATCATCCTGCTGGCAGGTGATGTAACCGTTGGATAAATCCTTGACCACACGCTGAATCTGGCCGAATTGGACGTTCGACACGTTCATGGGATAAGTCTGTCCCGGTGGAATAGCTAGAACCAATGTCGCTTGTGCCGGGTTGCCGCTTCCATCAACTCCGAAAATTGTAACATTGATGCCAACATCAAGCACGTTGTTTGATGTCGCCCGCACATACATCGGTTTGGTCGGGTTGATCTGGCTGGTGACAGGCGTTGTGCCGATGTTGTAAGCAACCCGTTTGTGATGGTGATGTTCCCCGCCGAAGTTGCCGCCTGTAAATTCATTGAACCAATGCCTGAATTCGTCGTTCCACGGGACGAATTTATACCAAAAGTTTTTGACTTCGGCATGATACCGCTCATTGACGGCAAGAATGGACTCGATTTCGCGCGGGCAAATCAGGACGGGATGCGGCGACCAAACTACGGTCACAATCATCGGCTGCACAGTCGCCCACCAGTTGCCGCGCGTGATCAACTGGCGCGTTGCGTCGTTGACATACTCAACAAAGGCGGGCGATGTGGTGGCGATGCCGCATGACCGGCCAACCGGCCCCAACTTAACTTGTCCCATTGTTAAAAGCATATTTCTAATGGCATATTGCGATAATGTTCACATTTTGAGAAATCACAGTGTTTGTTATGTATATGGTTGTGGCCCAACAACCAGTCGCCGTAAATGTTATATTTGTCAACACAGTTGAATTCAATAGTACCACTCCATTGCTGCTACTATAAATAATAGCTCCGCTTGATGAGTTGTAAATCTTGCAATCATTCGGAGTTGCTGGAAGCGCACTCCAACTCGGACTAGAGTAAGAACTATTTCCTGTGGTAAGACTAACAAAGCCGTAAGGAGAACCAGTAACCCCTCCGATATACCCCGACACCGCTTGAACTGGAGAATTGTATTGATAGTAAGCATTGACTGTCGCGTGAACGCCGCTGCTATTGGTTGTGTAGGTAATAGCGACATTGTTTCCCGCGACGAGTGTTGTGACCAAGTTTGGTGTGAAAAGAATCTGGTTTGTGGAAATAGTTGACCAGTTCGTGAGATTTCCTGATTTGGGCTGTAATCCTGCCGTGCTGGAAGCGTAAAGATTTGTCGTGGAACCGAGCGTAACGGTTATCACCCCGCCATTCGTCGCAAAACTTGCCGTCATATTCGAGTTCACGGTGACACTTCCTACGAGTGCCTGATTCGTTCCCCAATGAAGCGCGATGGTGTTGACGTTGGTGGTGTTTGCCAAAGTCAGATAATTGCTCGAAGCGTTTAGCGTGGTAATGGTCGCATACGGCGCAATAGCGGATATGACGGATGAGGTTGTGGCGTAATACGCCGCCACATTGGACGACTGCAAATAATTCTGGTTCGTCACAAAAGCAATAGTCGCAAGGCCGTTTGTTATCGCGCTTGTGACGGCTCCGTTTGTCGCAGTGTTCACATAGTTCGTCGTCGCCAATCCGTTCGTGATGCTCTGTGTAGCAAAACCATTTGTTGCCGTGTTCACATAAGCAATGGTCGCCAGACCGTTCGTAATGGACGATGTGACGAAACCATTGGTGGCTGGAATCACCGGCGCATTAGTGAATTTTGAATAGTTCAGATTGCTGGTCGTAGTTAAATAATTCCCCAAAAGATTATATGTTGAAGCTGCAACCGAAGATAGTATCAAACCGTTGGTAAAGGCTTTCGCATTGGTGTAATCGTTGATGGCCGCCAGATAAGTCGCCCATGTGTTTGCGTTTGTGGTGAACGCGCCCCATTGCGCCAGCGTAATTGCATAGAGGTTGGTTATGTAGGTGATGTTGGTCGCCGCAGGATCAAGGCCAACGGAATAAGAGTAACCGCCCGCCGACAAGTTCGACGAAACCAACAAACCACCGCCGTTGGTGATGAGTGTGATTACGCCGCTACCGAGCGCGGTCATGTTACTGACGGCGGATGATGTGATATATTTTGATGGATTATTTGAGTAGCTGTTGTTGACAATGTTTGTCATGGCAACCCCAGTCGCAAGGCCGTTTGTGACTGCGGCTTTCACCATTCCATTCGTAGCCGTGATGACGTATTGAGTTGAGGCAAGCCCGTTGGTGATCGTGCCGCCAACAAAGCTCGACGCTGACGCAACAAGGCTTGTTGTTTGTGAAGCAACCCCATTTGACGACAAAAGCAACTGAGTCTGTGTGGCCAAGTTGGTGTTCGACGGCGGGGGTAGTGTCTGGAAAACATTGGAGGCTTCGCCGTTGGTGTCCGCGTATTGAGAGAAATTGCTGATGGTCAACCCGCCAGCATTTTGCAACAGAGATTCGGTGATGTATGAGGCCGCAGCGGAATTAGCAAGTGTGACGGTTGGGGCTGGCGGGGCTGCAACGTGAAGTGTTTGCCAGTTTATCATGTTGGTAGAAACATATATTTCTACGCGGGTAGTTGCACGTCCTCTGATAGCATAACTCCTTGATGTAGTATAAACTATTGCGGTAACAAGAGAAAAGCTAGTAACGGGTTGAAGCTCTACAGAGGGAAGGACAGAAGCGTCTCCGCCTGTAACGAATTGGAATGTTCCGGGGGCGCATAAACCGTAACCAAGAAGGCAATCGTCGTTTGTTCCGAAGGTAATTGTGTAGGTCGTGTTGACTTGTAAAAATTGACCTAAGTAAAACTGGCGGACAGAATAATAAGACCCCGCAGGTATGACGTTTTCAAACGGCACTGTTTCTTGAATTTCGTAATACTGATTGGTATAAACAAGAGGATTAGTGGACTGTAAATAATAATTCCCATTTGCCAATGATTCACCCGCACCTGACACAACATAGTATTGCTGTCCTTGTCCTTGTTGCTGCTGCAAAACACCATTTGCCGCCCCAGTGATGGCAAACGAAGGGTCTTTGTTGGTCGTGAATGTATTTTGCTTGATGCCAATGGGCGTCTGCGCCAAAGCCTTTGGACAAAAGATGGCTAGACAAAAAATGGTAAGACAAATTTGGGCTATGTTTTTCATTCGCAAAAGGCAATGACCGTCACCGTTACGTTTGTTGGTATTGTCCCATTGTCGGTGAAGGTGAAGTAGCATGAAGATGACGAAACATAAGTGAACGCCAAAGAAATGTTGCCACCACTTGAATAGCCTGTCCCATTGTAATAAACCATGAGCGATGGAGCAGAACACGCCAGTCCGTGTGAAAAATACTGTTGTATTTGAGTTCCGTGCGCGGGCGTAATGAATGTTCCTGATTGCCATGCCACCGAAGTCTGGTCAACACCCGAACCGATGGTGTAAGTTATTCCGTTGGCGTTTGTGCTACCTTGAACTGTTGCGCCTGTGTTTTGTGTAATCGAAGTCACAACATTCGTGGTGAGCAAAATCGTGTTTGTTGGAACACCAGACCAGTTCGTGAGATTCGCGCTGGCTGGTTGAAAGCCGGTAACTGCTCCGCCATAAGAACCGAGGGTGGCTGTGATAACCCCGGCGTTGGTCACGAATGAAACTGTCATATTGGATGAAAGAGCGATAACACCGACAAACGGTTGGCTGATAGGCCATGTCTGGGTGATGGCGGTTGCGTTGGATGAAATCTGCGTCTGCAACGAATTACTTTCCGAATTCAAACCCGTTGACGTGATTAAAGAGTTCAAAGAATTACTCAGGGAGTTCAGTGTGGTGTAGTTGCTCAAAATACCGGCGTTGGTGTAATTTTGTGCAAGCACCCAGTTGGTCGTCGCCAATCCGCTTATGATGGCCGCTGTTACAAAACCATTTGTTGCCGCGTTCACATAGTTCGTCGTCGCCAATCCGCTTATGATGGCCGCTGTTACAAAACCATTTGTTGCCGCGTTCACATAGTTCGTCGTCGCCAATCCGCTTATGATGGCCGCTGTTACAAAACCGTTCGTTGTGGGGATGGCCGGTTGATTGGTGACATTGTTGTAGTTGAGATTGTTGCTTGAGGTCAAGTAAGTCCCAACTGGCTGATAAGTAGCCGCTGCGGTTGCGGCAGGCAACAGGCCATTCGTGTATTGCTTTGCATTGGTGTAATCGTTGATCGGAGCAACATAAGCTGACCAAGACGAGGAATTAGTCGTCAGTGCGCCATACGAAGCGAGACTGGTTGCATTTAAGTTTGTCACATTGACATTGTTCGTGCCGGTCGCCGTCAATGAAACCGTGATGCCCGATGCAGACGAATAAGATGCAACGACGATGCCTTGGCCGTTTTGAATTTGCGTGACAACATTGCTTCCAAAAGCCGTGATGTTGTTTGTAGCTGATGGGGTCAAGTAGCTGGACGGATTGTTTGAATAAACCGCGTTGGCTTCATTTGTAACCGCCGTCAATGAAGCAAGTCCGCTTATGATGGCCGCTGTTACAAAACCATTTGTTGCCGCGTTCACATAGTTGGTTGAAGCAAGGCCATTGGTCACGGAAGCTGTTACCAGCCCGTTTGTTGCGGTATTGAACGCGGCGATTTCGTTTGTGACGAGCGCATTGGTCGCCACTACAAGCTGGTTACTGGTCACAAGATTCGCCGGAAGGTTGGTTGCGGCGTAATTCGTCGCCTGACTGTATAAGTAAGCCGCCGCGCCGTTGGTGTCCGCATAATTAGCGTAGTTGTTCGTGTCCAGACCGCCAGCGGCTTCGATGACTCCCGGTGAAAGCGATGCGGTGATGCTGCCTTGAATTGCGCCCGTAGCGATATTCGTCGCCAGATTCAGCGCGTCGTAAGGGTCGTTCGTGGTGAACGGGTTGTAATAAAACTGTGTCGCGCCAAGCCGAAGGCCGAGCAGCAACGCCGCCGTTATGAGAAACTTTTTCATAGCCAAGTTTGTGTGATGGGATTCCAGTTATACACCGTCAGGGTGTCCAAGTCGTAATAAATGCCAGCCCCATTCGCCGGTTTCTGTGTTAGCGGAACTCCATGCCCCGAAATGTAGTCCGAACCGAGCGAAGTTGCAATCACACCGCTGCCGATTGCGGTTGTATCGCTACCCCAATAACCCGCCGGATTCCAGAAATACAACGCCCTGTTTGTGTAATCGAAATATGTCCCCGCGTTGTTGGCGGGCGTCGGCGTGGCGACGGTCGGCGCACCTGAACCGGCAAACGCCTGCCGCCCGGTGCAGATCACAAACGATCCCGTGGGCGTGATTCCGGTGTCCCATTGCGTTCCGAGCCACAGATAAAATTCTTCATCAAGGACATCCCAATAAATACCCGCCAAGTTTCCTGGGTTTTGGGTTGTCGGCGCGCCCGACGCGGCGAACATCTGTTTCAACAGCACGGCTGGCGGTGTAGGTGGCGTAGGCGGAATGGGAATGATTGGTCTGGCAAATTCCGATTGCGGCACAACCGAGGCTTTTTCGGCCAAGCCCATAAAATTACACGAGCCAACCACCGTCACCCGAACTTGAAAATCATATCCATCACGATATTGAGTGCCGGAAACCGACGCGCCGCCGATTGGATTGCCAAGCCCCATCCTGACGGCATAAGGGACATTGCCTTTGGTGTTGTCCACGCTCCACGAATACCACGGATGCCACAACGTATCGTAATCCGGCCTGAATTCGACCATGAACCCGACTTGTCCGATGATGTTCTGGACATAAACTTCTCCGTCTTCCAACCGCAATAAATCGTATTCACCCGCGCTTTCATTCCGGCCAAAAAGCACCGAGGATTCAAACTGCCATGTCGTCGTTGTTGTGCCGGTAATGTCCTGACCGTCGGCCGTCATCAACAATTCCGAAAAACCGATGGTTGTCCCGTTTGATGTGAATGAAAAACAGCGAACTTTGTTCCCGAAAATTCCCGTCATCCATTGCAAGGTGTTCAATCCTGTCCATTCCCCCTCCCAAACTGCCGGAGATTTGTTTTGCAAATTGCTGACCGCATCAAGATTCATCACCGCAGCATTTTGAAAATATGCGCCGTTGATTCCGCTGACGGGCGAACAGCCAAAGATGACGCGGTTATCAAATTGTATTGCCGAACAGAAATTGATCAGGCTCGGATTATCACTATCGAGTGCCAAGTGAACTTCCTGACTGCATGGTGTGCTGTTCCATTTGTAAAAGTCCAATGAAGCAATGGTCATGGAACGGATACCATCAGGCGCGCGAAACAGGATGTCGCCGTTCACCGGAATTGTTGACCACTGCGATAATCCGCCAGCGCCAATAAGCGACACTGTGACAATCGGAGTTGTCAGACTTGGCCATGTAGTCATGTCCGCCGGGGCACTGACGCTGAAAACGCTTTGCGTCGTAAAAACTTGAAGCGGCCCCTGCCCAAGCTGGACATTCATCGTTGGGGCGACAACCAACGCCCTGATTGTGCCGTAGTTTCCGGGGATGCTAAACGTGCCGCCGTTGGACAGAAGCGTGTTCTGCATCGTGTAGAGGATGGCATCGAGAAAACCGTTTGCCGCCGTCCCGCTGGAACTACCAACCGCATCACCCGCAACAAACTGAGTGCCGTTGGGAAGCGATGTCCAGATTCGTCCCTGACAATATGTCCACGCCTTGCCGCAGGGTATTCCGATTACAGTTTGAACGACGACATTTTGCAACACAATTCCGGCGACGACTGAATTGTTTGTCAGGTAATAGGTCGTAGCAGTAGATGGTGAATCAATAGTGCATTGCAAATTAGCCGCTGGAATGGTTGTGTTACTGCCGACAAAAACAGTCGCTCCCTGTGTTGAAGTGGTCGGATAAGACGCACCTCCTGAAAGCACAACCGCCAATGCTGTATTCGGAAAGCTGTAAGTTAATCCTGTCCCGCCAATGGTTCCAATCGGAGCGTAGCTGACAACCGGCACTGTGGCTTGCGTCTGGTATTGAAGCGTGATGGCGGTGATTTGAGAATTACTTCCGTAGGGGTCGGATGGAAGCGGGATGGTGAAACTGCCCGCCGCAATCATGGACGGCGTGATGGAATTGGAAGTCACTTGCGCTGTTTGCCCTGTGGGTTGTAGGGGACTACCATAGGGTGAACCCACCACAGCAGCCCACTGTGCGACTGTTGCGACTGCCACCAATGAGCCGGACACAAATCCGGTTGTATTTTGAGCATTGTTGGCATCGGCGGTATTAACGGTCGGGTTTGGAGAATACGCAATCGGATAACTCCCGCCGATATTTATAGTCGGATTGCTTATTGGGTAATTTGAATTTTGGAGAAAAATCGTGTCCCCGGTTTTAACAGTTCCCGTTGCCGCCGAAGAAAGCAACGCCCCGCCGGTCATTGGCGGAACAATCGTAAGTGCCATTTGTCCGATGTATTGCCCCCCGGCATAGGCAGGCGTAACAGGACTTATCCCCACCGCAATACCCCCCGATGGCGCATAAAGGGCAACCGGAATGTTGAAGAACTTCGGGTCAATAGTTGTGATGTCCGTCGTAACTGTTGCTACAATGACACCGCCAGAAACAGGAGCTACAAGCGCGGTTCCATTCGAGAATGTTCCAACGACTTGTTGCAGCGAATACGAGCGGAAAGATTTGTTGCCGTCAAACACAAGCGGGTTTGGCGTTGTCCCATCCTGCACGATGAGATAATTTTCCGCTTGGTCAAGCCACGCTTGCGGCGCGGTCGCCGAGTTCAAATCTGCCTGAACTGGACTTGAGCCTGAAACGGTCGGCGTGTATTCCACAACCGCAATCATTCCTGGTGAAGCAACGTAAGCTCCTGCAATGCTGACCGAGAAATCCGGCGTGAATCCGAACAACCGTCCGCTGATGAGCGCAAAGAATGTCGGGCCGGGAAGAATTGAACTTGCGTGGGGTTGATACGCCTGTGGTGTTGCCCCTTGAAAAACACCGTTTTGAACGAAGTAGGAAACTGCCGCACTTCCACCGATGACCGGAATCCCGCCATCCGAGAAATTGTAGGAAAGGATTTTTGGCATCGGGCCGATAAAACCGCCGCGAACCGTTGAGTTCACCGCCCACGCGAGCTTGTCTTTCTTGAGCAGGTGCGGGTCAACCCCGCCGTCAATGCCGCCCAAAAAGTTGCCGAGAAAATCTTTCAGAAATACAGACTTTGTTGCGCCTCTAGCCATCAATTCATATAACTACGCCTTGTTTTACGAATTCGCAAGATGTATTGTTGGCTCATGCTCAAATACGGATTTGATTTGGACAACAACCTTGACCCGCTTGCCATTGAGCTTTCTGTTTTAGCTCAATCTGATGCATCCCTAAAATATCACGGGACAAACCGGCTTCAGCATTATCTTAATGCCCACAAATTGCTCTGGCCGGAAGATGACCAACATCGCTGGTTCGTGCAAGGAATGAAAGCCATCGTTGAAAATAAGGTGAGTGTATTTCTTGGATCGGCCAGTTGTGTTTCGGGTGACACCCGAATTTTGAATCCTCTAACCGGAGAACAACCGACAATACGAGAACTTTACGAAAAACAAATCGCTCCAACGGTGCTGACACTAGCGGGAGCAGCACAAGCGGGCATCCCCTTCATTAAAGGTGAAGAAGATTTATACGAAGTCGTTTTGGAAAACGGACAACGATTCAAGGCGACTGCATCTCACCGCGTCTTAGCCACAAATGGGGACTTTTGCCACGTCTCAAATCTCCGGTTCGGTTCCCTGATTCTTTCATACGAGCAAAACCTTCAGGACTCCAATTCGGAACACAACCCTTTAACTCTTGTGCTAAATGTTCCCGATTCTCTGAAAAAAGTTGCAAGTTTTCAGGAGAATTATTCTGCTTGTTCTTGTCCCGATGATGAACGACTTCTTCCGGCAGCAAAAAACGGCCAATCATCTTTTCCATCACAAGACGATGCTCTAAAATATAAGGCGTATGCTTCCGGCGGTGGGGATGATCAGGACAATACACCGTCGCATAACCGTCCTTGTCGATTATTCTACCTCCCTTCCAAGCGTAGTGGCGTTCAGCCTTTTTGCTCGTCAAAAAATCTCGCGTCACGCCATGCTCGCGCAAAAACCTTTTTACATGACGCCCCCCAGTTCCAATCCGACGACCAATTTCATCCAAACTTGAACCGGACTGTTCCATTTCAAAAACCAACTTCTGATTTTTATGGCACGCACTATTTGGATGAAGTTTTGTTTTCGGGAATTTCTCACCAGCAGCCTTTAAAACATTCCGAGTCGCTGCAATCTTCATGTTTGACAGTCGAGCGGTCACAACCAAATCTCTGTTCAGATGAAGAAAAAGAGACAAAATTCGAGAATCCCTTTTCGCGTTCCGTTTGTAATAATGAGTCATATCGTTTCAAGGTATCACAATCGCGGGTGGTGTCAATAACTAAATCCCACAAAGAAACATTCTATGATTTGTGTGTTCCAAACGTGCATCATTATTTTGCGGAGGGAGCAATCCATCACAATTCGGGAAAAACTTATCTGATGGCCGCTCATTGCCTGATAACTTTTTGGGCTTTCCCATTCACATCGTTTGCGCTGGTTTCCTCGACGGATATGCGGAGTCTTGACCAGAAAATCTGGGGAAGGGGAATCAAGTGGCTTTTCAATCGTGCGCGGGAGCGCTACGGCTGGCTGGACGGCTACCTGCTCGAATCCGCAAGGGCGATTGTCCCGGACAAAATTGACGATGAAGGCCAATTCGCTCGACTGCTCTCTCGCGGCATAGCTTGCGTTCCTTGTATTTCAGGCGGCCGCTTCGTTGGCATGGGAAAATATCAGGGTGTTAAAGCCCCTAGCTCGCCCGGAAAGCACGATGGACTGTTGACTCATTACGGAGATGAATCCGCTGTTATGGAAACCAGCTATCTCGACGCATACACAAACTGGACTGTGGATGATAATTTCAAGGGCGTCCAATCTGGCAACCCGACTGACATCTCCGACCCCCTTTGCACCGCCGCCGAACCGATTGGCGGTTGGGACTCATTCATTGACAATGGTAAAACTCAAGAGTGGACTTCGCGTTGGCATGATGCCCATGTCGTTGCGTTCGATGGCAGGGACACCCCAAACAATGACCAGTCGGAAACAAAATATCATTTCCTGATTTCAAAACCGTTTATCGAAGGGCTGCGAAAAACTTATGGCGACGATTCATGGCAGCTTTATCAGCAGGGCATCGGCAAACCGTCAAAGGGGATGGTTTCAAATCGCGTCATCACCATCGGTCTTTGCGAACAGCATCACGCATTTGATTCTGTTGTCTGGAAGGGAACGCCGCGAACGAAACTCTACGCTTTAGACCCGGCGTATGGCGGTGGCGACCGTTGCGTTGGTGGCGAGTGCGAATATGGTGAGGACAAGGACGGCAACATTATTTTCTCGGTAGGCACACCGGAAATAATTCCAATCCGACTGAACTCATCGCTCGATGCCGAAGGACAAATAGCGGAGTTCATCAAACAGCAATCCGACCGGCTCGGTATTCCACCAAAAAACATTTTCTACGATTCATTTGGGCGCGGCACACTCGGATCGTCCTTCGCAAAGCAGTTCGGTTTTAACTGCCCAATTCCTGTGGACTCCGGCGCGCGCCCAACTGACAGGCCGGTGCGATTCGATTTATTTGTGGACGATGGAAAGAATGGAAAACGGCTGAAACGGTGCGATGAACAATACCAAAAGTTCGTAACCGAATTGTGGTATTCGATGCGAGAAGCCATTGAGTCAGATCAAGTGCGGTCTTTGCCGATGGAAGTCGCCCAAGAAGGCCAGTGCAGATTGTTCAAAACTGTTGCCGGAAACAAAATCGAAGTCGAACCAAAAGAGGACATGAAGGACCGGTTAAAGAAATCTCCCGACCTGATGGACTGGTGTTGCGTAGCCCTTGAAGGTGCTAGGCAACTTGGCTTCCAGATTCAGCGCATTGGCCGGAACGTGAAATCCACAGCCAACGAGGAAGATTATTTTACAAAAGAATCGGAAGAATGGAATAACGCTATCAAGGCCGGACTTTTGAAACATTGACAAAAATTTAATTTCTGATAATCTATGCTTAATGGATTAGGACTGGTCAACAAGTTTTTCTGATTTGAGTTGTGTATATCTTAAAATCCTATAACAATCCTCTGCCGAACAATTATGTTTATGAACAGACTGAAGGCGTCCGTCACCGTTTCGGAGCAAACCCAATCATCGAAGAAGTCGTTAAGGCTGTCAGTTCATTTCGAATCGCCAACAATCTTCCCCGTTCCAGTCTGTGTGAGTGCCTCGAAGACGTTGACCGCTTTAACTGCGCCGTTCGACAAAATGACGAACGATTCTGCTGGAATTGCTCTGAACCTTTTGATCGCGTCCACCAAAATCACCACTTCATTAAACAAAATTGTGCAGGCTGCGGAACGCCTGTAAAAACAGATTAAATTTTATGCCCCAGACCGCCGAATACTGGAAATTGTATAGGCAGCGAAACAAAGAGAAGATACGCGCACACAACAAAAACTACTATCTAAAAAACAAAGATCACGTTTTAAGCACGGGGAAGATTTGGCGTAACAATAACCGTGAAAAAATGGCGGAACTTAACAAGGCGTGGAAAGCGCGGCATCCAGAAAAGAAGAAGATTTGGTCGGAACGGTCAAAGATTTGGAGGAAAAAAAATCCCGAAAAGGTGAAGGCAACGAAGTTGAGGTATTATTATCGCCACAGAGAACGTGACCGAGAAAGACTTCGCCCCAAAAGACGAGCTTACTACCAAAGGCCAGAAGTCAAAAAGAGAATTGCAGAGCAATCAAAAGCGTGGCATAAAAATAATCCAGAAAAAGTGCGAGAGAAATCGAAGCGTTGGGCTTTGAAAAACAGGCACAAGATACGCATTTATGCTGCCAGCGGAACTCAAAAACGTCGCGCTTTCAAACTCGGTAACACAATAAACCCTGTTGCGATAAATAAATTTGTAAGGGGGATTCGAGCAACAAAACAAGTTGCCTGCTACTATTGTAAAAATAAAACCGCTGGCAAAACTGCTCACATAGACCATATTGTTCCATTGAGCAAAGGCGGCGCACACAGTGTAACAAATCTTTGTGCGAGTTGCCCTAGTTGCAATCAACATAAACACGACAAGCTGATTCAGGATTGGATGAGGCTTGGGCAACAAGTATTGGCACTATGAATTTCAGCACGCCAGAAAAAGTTTTAGAAACGATTAGGAGCGGCGATGACGCCGAGTTGAAACGCGGTCGTAACAGAGTCCTTATCAACCGTGCTGCCAATAACGAACCTCTTTTAGATGAAGATGAGGCCAAGCGGGTCGGCATGGAAATAAATATCCGGTGGGGCGAGTTCATGGGTGCGCTCTCCCATGCACGCCGACAATACATCACAAACTTCTGTTCACAAGACAATTATTTTACCGTGTCCGTCCCCAAAGCACCGGAAGAAGTGCGATCTGATTGGGGCGATTTCATCACCGAATTCATCAATGACGTGATGAAGGAGGGCGAGCATGAATTGGAATACTTTGAAGTGCATCGCTCCAAATGGTCGGGGGTCGTCAGTCACGGCATAGGCCCTATAATGTGGGAGGACACTTACAACTGGCTTCCGCGATACGTTGCCATTGAGGACTTGCGAGTTCCCACCGACACCGAACTTTCATTCCGCAACCTCACTTGGTTTGCCGTTCGCATACCCTACACGCCGGGCGAACTATCGCGTAAGGCGTTTTCCAAAGTCAAAAGCAAATTCAAGTGGAACAAGAAAGCTGTCTCGGCCATTTTGGAGAATGTCAAAGAGTGCAATACCACGATGGCCGAAAATAACTACGACTGGAACACCGTGCCGGAGAAGTTTGAGGAATTGCGGAAGCAAAATGCCGGTTACTGGTCTGGGGACGCCATGCCGACAATCAATCTTTGGCATTTTTACCACGAGGACGATGACGGTAGTTGGCATCTGAAGGTCGTCCCTGAAAACAACACGTCAGGTGTTACCGCCGAGGCTGATGACAAATTTATCTGTGAACATGAGGGAGCGATTGCACCAAGTTGGCGTCATATTTTGCACGTTCAGTTTGGTGACTTGAATAACAAAGCACCGTTTTTGTATCACTCCGTCCGCTCGCTCGGATTCGCCCTGTTTGAACCGTGTTACTGGACGGATTTTACCCGTAACCGGCTGCTCAAACACATACTCGACCAGTTCAACATTTTGCTTCGTATTGCCGACCCTGTTGATCGCGCACGCGCCCAGATTCAAGTGTTCCAAAATCTCGGCGTAATCAAGCCGGGAGTGTCCATTGTGCCCGCCGCCGAACGTCACCAGATTGATTCCGGTCTCGCTGAAATGGCATTGGCAATGGGCAAGCAATTACAGCAGGAAGCATCCACGGCCTACACCCAAAACATTGACACCGGCACGAAGAAAGAACAAACCGCATTCGAGACGGGCGTGAAAGTCCAGCAGACAAATGCCATGCTGTCAGGACTAATGTTGGTAGCGCGTATCTACGAGAAATCTGCCGCGAAAGAAATCTGTCGCCGGTTCTGTCTAAAAAAGTCCGATGACGAGGACGTGATGGCTTTCCAAAAGGCTTGCAAAAAGCAGGGCATAGCAGAGGAATGGATTGATGTAAAAAAGTGGCGCGTGGAAATCACACAGCCGCTCGGTGGTGGCAACCCCACAATGGCAATGGTGGAGGCGGAGAACGCAATGAAGTTACGTCCCATGCTCGACCCGTCCGCCCAGGCCGAGGCGTTGCACGACGCAGCAGTTCAAATGGTCGGTTCGCGTCGCGCAAAACGGTGGGTGCAAGCCAGCAAGAAAGTCATTTCCGATGCCTCCGCCGCTGCCGCCGCTAACTTCCCGCTGATGATGCTCGGTATGCCCCCGTCCATCCCCGAAGGATTGAACCCCATCGAACAGATTCAAAAGCTGCTCGAATTGGCTACCCGTTACATCGTCAAAATTGAGTCCACGACCAAGATGGCAACACCGATGGAACTCATCGGCCTACAAAATGTATCCGCGTTCATCGGCAAACTGATTCAAGGAATGCAAGGTGACGTTGGTAACGAGCCGAAAATGAAGGAATTTGCGAAGGCATTGAGCCAAGTCAACAACGAAATCAAAAAGTTGCAGCAACACCTTCAAATGGAGGTGCAGAAAAAGCAGCAGCAAAATGGCAATGGCGAGTTGCAACAGCAAATGGCCGAAACAAAGGTCAAGCTGGCCGGGAAACAGGCTGAGACACAACAGAAGTTGAAGTCCAAAGAGCTTGCCGACATCCAAAAGCGAAGGCACAAAGACACGTCATTCGTTGCCGATCAAAAACGGCAGAACGCAAAGGCCGTTGCGGAGATTTTGCGAGGTGGATTAAAAAACAGTCGCAGTGCTTATGCAAAACTTTCCAATGGATCGGATAAATGAAAACACTGGGAATAATCTCCGGCATGGGAGCCTTCGCGGGACTCCGAATGGCCGATTATCTATTGCAGAAATCCAAGGATGACGGAGCCAAACTTGATTCTGACTTCCCAAGTTTCCTACTTTATAACCTACCCGTCGTGGGTATGGACGAAAAGGGAATTATTGACCACTCTCATGTCAAGCGTCAACTGGTCGAAACTCTCATCAAGCTGGGAAAATGGAATTGCCATTACGCAGTGATCGCCTGCAACTCAGCTTATGCTTTCAAAGACCTCGCATCGTATTTCCCCGGCACACTGTTGAATATAATTGATGAGGCCTGTGATGCAGTTCCTAAGGGCGTCCAACGAGTTGGAATCATCTCGTCGGCATCAACTCGAAAATCCTGTCTCTATCAAGACGCCTTGGGAGATCGCGGCATCAACTATGTGCTGACCAACGATGAGGAACAGTTCTTTCTGGATTTGGCCATCAAAGCCGTTATCTCTGGCACGCAGACAAAGGGTGATTTCCATGTAGTGCGTAACGTGCTTATCAACCTGAAACAGCGCGGCGCGCGGATGGTGATTGTAGGATGCACCGAGTTGCCTCTAGTCATTAACTCCAAGCACACAAAAATCCCATTGATAGATGCTGGCCAAGCCGTGATGAACAAGGCATTGAAATTACTCCGATGAATAATTATATTTTTATCACAAGAGATTTTCACCCGCTGCCAATCGCCGACAGATTGATGGATGATGGCAAGAGGGTTGTGGTGGGAATGGTTAAAGATGAAGAAAACCCAAAGACGCCAAAAGGAAAGAGCGAAAGCCGCCTTTCTCTCTATGATGGGATTTTTGAAAAGCAATCCGCCGACGATGTGATTGAGTGGATGGCCACCATTGAGAATAAAGATGAATGGTTCGTGATGTTTGATTATGGAGATTTATGGGAGTATTCACAGAAAGCTCTGGACATGGGTTTTACGAAAGGCGTTTTCCCAACCGAGGAAGGATACACGCTTGAAAAAGACCGGCAGGCGGGCAAGGATTTTGCTAAAAAATACTATCCTGAATTGAAGGTTGCCGAGGTTTCTGAATTTCAAAAAGTCGAGGACGCACTGGCTTTTTTAGAGGAAAACCCAGACAAAATCTTTGTGCTTAAAAGTGAGGGAAGCAATGCGGAAACAGTCGTCCCAGATACTCCCGATCCGGAACTGGCTCGGAGGCAACTTTCGGGAGCATTAACCACTGAGGCCGCAGAATATGAGCGCGGAGGATTCACACTGGAGGAAAAAATAAAAAAGCCGGTCGAGTTGACTCCAGTGATGGTATTTTGGGACGGTGTCCCGCTTTTTAGTGTGGTCGAAATTGAAAACAAGCCATTAGGTTCTGGAAACATCGGACGACTTACCGGAGGTTGTCAGGATTTAACTATTCAAACCCGACTGGATTGCGAACTTAATAAGATTGCCTTTCCGCCAATTATCTACGAAATGGCAAAAAAACAGCCCGGTATCTCAATCTTTGATGCTGGACTTCTTTTTGATGGGAATGATTTTTACTTCACGGAATTTTGTGCCAACCGTTGGGGATTTGATGGCATGTTCGCGGAAATTGCCATGTGCGGAGATAAAAATGGAAGATTATCTGTTGTCAACCATTTTGACCTGATTGCGGAAGGTAAAAATCCTCTTAAATGGAAGTTCGGATCGGCAGTTCGCATGTTTCAAACTGAACCCAACGGCAAAGAACCTGACATGTATGAGGGAGAATATACGATGGACTGGTTAAATGAAGTATCGGAACGACTTTTTTTCTACTGTATTAAAAAAATGGAGGGCGAATCCGAAGAAAAGAAAAGATTTGTCAGTGTGGGCTATGATAAAGATTTGGGATGTGCTACCGGAGCAGGAAACACCATTGATGACTGTGTGCGGAAAGTATATGATGCCATTGACGGATTTGTAATGACGGGAGTTTATTACCGCCCAAAATTCGATTTTCTTTCCCGCGCTTATTTTACATCAATTTTGAACCGCTACGATTTCCTCATCAACTCCGACTTGCTATGAAAATTAAGATAGAAAGAACTGATGGCGCACCGAATGGATGGGTGACTGTCGGCACATGGCGATTCGATGCGCCGCACAATAAGGGTACATTACATTTGGTGGTGGCGAAACTTCCCAAATGGCAATATTCACTAGCGGTCATTGGCCATGAATTGATTGAATCCCTTTATTGCTGGCTGTTCGCCATCACGACCAAGGAGTGCGATGCCTTCGATCTTCGGTGTGAAAAAGAATTTCTGCTCGGCGCACGCGACCCGCATAGTGAGCCGGGATTCGACTCCGCAGCACCATATCGGATAGGTCATGTGATGGGTTCGTGGTGGGAGCGGATTGTGATTCACGGCACTTTGGCATCATGGAGAAAATACGATGAAGAATGCAATCGTGTAATGGGAATATCAAATTCAATTAAAGAATGAGTGTTGAATACACAGCGCACAAATTGTCCGAAATACGCCAGAAACAAATGGTGGATGACGCTGTTAAGGAAAATTGCAATCCCGATTCAGAAAAGGAATGTGAGCTGGTAGCGGATAAATTTCGCATTAAAGAAAATTTGAGAAAATTGCGGATTCATCACACAGTAAGAGTCAGTAGTAAATTACCATGAAATACATCACGGCTTGAGTTGCCAACACGCCGGCTTGCCCTTCATTATCGCCTGCCTGATTTCCTCCCTTTGATACGCCCGAATGTGTTTGAACGGCACATGAATCTTCAAAGGGAGTGAACACCGACAAAGCTGGCAGGTATGCAGCAACGTCTCTCCCACAACCTCAAGTTTCATCCGTCTCTTTGCCGCCAGATGACGCCTGTAAGCATCACCAAAACTTTCCGTCATCACGTTCTTTACGTTGAACTTGCAATCCAGACATATATCCGCCCGCGCCTGAGAAACTTTCGTCGCAACGGGCTTTCCGCCGTCGCCAAGCCATTCCTTCATCGTCCGGCGAAAAATTTGGTAATCGCGCCACAACCCTAAAAATGATTTCAAAAAAATCATTGACATTAAGAATGTGCGATATAAATTGACTTCACGCAATGAAAAAGACTCTTGATCAATTCGCTCACTTGGACGTGTCGCGCCAGCGCAAGTGGCAGCTTCGTAAAAAATCGCAGCACAAGTGCCTGATTTGCGGCAAGCCCGAAGTGATGAAGGGACTGTGCGAAAAACACTACAAACGGGCTTTGGATTATGAGCGCGAGCGGTTGGGGGTGAAAAAATTCTTTAAGAACACAAAGTTCAACCGCCTGAAAGTCCAATGCCAGTCAAAAACGCCTGCGATTAAGAGGAAATAAAATGTTCACCATCGGCCAAAAAGTCGTCTGCATTGATGACAAGTTCATTCAAGCAATCGCCAAACTTTACACCGCACTTCCCGTAGAAGGCGTCACCTATGTCATTCGTGACTTGGTGATAGGCCAGCACCAGCCTGGCAGTCAAGGCGATGTCTGTGTTTTGCTCATTGGATTAGTCAACCCAAAGGCGAACAGTAAAGCTGCTTTGGAGCGCGGGTTCAGCGAGACACGGTTCAGACCTCTGGAAGAAATTCGAGCGAAGAACAAAGAGTCAAGGCACGAACGCGCTCCCAAACCGCCGGAGCTTGTTGAGGCATGACCGCACCAACCACTGACCGCCCCACCATCCTCCACGCCAACCGCGAAGATTTAGACGGCATTTTCGCAAGGCAAAAACATTCTTTGGATGACAATGGAGATTATTGGATTTGCTCTATGCAACGTGGTGAATCAAAAAAATGTCTCTGGATTTTTTCGCTCGATTGGGCGGAGTTGAAACAACCGAATCTTTTTTGTTGACGGATTTTGGGGATGTGGTATGTTTGCGATTGTGACATTCGCAAAATCGAATTTGGACGCTGCTTTTCCGACCCTGCCGCGAGTGTCACAACTTACAATGGGAAAGATTTGCAGCGTCCTTTTTACTTATGAAAATCTTTGAATGTAATTTTGGAAAAGGCGTTATCTGCACCGTCCATATTGATGACCGCCCAACTGAAAACGGCACAATCACCATCCGCAACATGGAATGGTCGTCAAAACCCGGCAAGTGGATTATTCAACCTTACATCGCTTGGATGAATACGGTCAATCAATCGCTCGCTGATGAATGGAAACTTAAATTGATGCACGTTTTCTTGTCCAGTAAGAAAGGCCACCAAATATGGATTTACGAACCGGGTAAATCTCCCGAAAGAGTTTTCCTTCCGAAAGGAAAATTGTGAGAATTGAAGAACTGCTGACTAAATTCCCCGACTCTAAAAAGTCGGGAGCAAACTCTTGGCAGGCGTGCTGCCCAGCCCACCCCGACTCAAATCCATCGCTTTCCATCACCAGCGGCACTGACGGAAAAATCTTGCTCCATTGCCACAGTGGTTGCACGCCGGAAGCAATTTGCACCTCTCTTGGTTTGAAACTTTCCGACCTGTTCCCTGATCGTGAGATAAGGCCGAAAATCTCCGCTGAATACGATTATCAAGACGCCAACGGCAAGTTGATTTTTCAGGTTGTCAGGTTTGACCCCAAAACGTTCCGCCAGCGCACACCCGACGGACATGGCGGTTGGATATGGAAAATGGACGGCGTGACCCGCTCACTGTATCGGTTGCCAGAAGTATTTTCGGCAATCAAGGTGGCAAAGACGATTTACATCTGCGAAGGAGAAAAAGACTGCCTCAAAATGAATGAAATGGGATTGTGCGCGACCTGCAATCCCGGCGGTGCGGGCAAATGGCAGGACAATTATACCGAAACCCTACGCGGGGCAAATGTTGTCATCATCCCGGACAAAGACCCACCGGGTAGGGCGCACGCGCAAATGGTCGCCGCCAAACTGGTTGCCGAGGTTGAATCCTTGAAAGTGATTGAACTGCCCGACCTGAACGGTAAGCCTGTCAAAGATGCTTACGACTTCTTCGCTGCTGGCGGAAACGCACTCCACATCGAGGCGATGGTGGCACAAACCCCTGAATGGTCAACACCACCCCCGGAATTTGAATTTCATGGCACACCGGATGATGAAGCCGAAACGGTGAAGGTTAAACTTTCCATCCGAACACCCGACGAAATACTAGCCATGTCCTTTGACGACACCGACATCGTGTTGGGCGACCGACTGCTCGCTAAAGGTCAAAACGCCACTATCTGCGGTGCGTCATCTGTTGGCAAGTCCCGGCTCGCCCTGCAAATGGCTTGTTGTTGCATCACCGGACGACAGTTCTTAGGCTTTGAAACCCGTGCACCGACATTGCGCTGGCTCTTTATTCAAGCTGAAAACTCCACCCGCCGCCTTCAATTTGACCTCAGTAAGATCCGGGCTTGGCTCGGTGATCACGATTGGAAAAAGGTGAACAACCAGCTGAAATTACACACGCTTGAAACCGACAATGACGGCTTTTTAAGCCTCGACGATGAGGCGCATCGCTGTTCCATCTTCGACCTGATAGCTGAGGATAAACCGGATGCCTGTGTTTGGGACAGTCTCTATAATTTCCAAATTGGAGACCTTAACAAAGACGTGGACATGGCTTCATCCCTCCAATGTATTTCCCAACTAACCAAGTCCGGTAATTCTAATCGAATTCCACTCGTCCTTCACCATGCCCTAACCGGCAAAGCTGGCGCTGCCAAGGCAACCGGGGAGGATCGCGCTTCCTTTTCCCGCAATTCAAAGGTTCTCCACGCTTGGACACGCGGCCAAATCAATGTCGCCGCCGGCTCAACGGAAAACAGTGAAACGCTCGTCATCTCTTGTGGTAAAAACTCGAATGGCAAGGAATTTGAGCCTTTCTCCGTCGTTCTCAACACCGAAACTATGATTTATGAGATTGATGCCTCTTTCGATATTGATGGCTGGCGTGAAGGTATGGGAGGTAAAGCCATCACCCCAGCTACAACCGTTGAACGGGTAGCTGAACTGTGCCGTTCCTCAATGTCTAAGGCGGAATTGGCAAAACTGGTTATGGACGATTCAGGTTGCTCCCGCACAGCCGCTTTCAACTGGCTTAAACGTGCCGAAAAAGCTGAATTGCTGTTCTGGTCTCAACCTTCAGAAAAATACCAGAAACTCATGCCAAAAGGTTCGTTTAATTCTCCCTGAAAATTCTAGTCCACCCCCCTGTCCTAAAAATGGACAACACCCCTATGGACATGTGTGTAGTCCACCTGTCCACCCCCCCTACCGGGGGGGGTGGACTGGACTGAAGGTGGACAACTCACAGTCCATGTCCCGTCAACGTGGACATCCATATGGACTAGTAGGGTGGACTGATTAAAACCTTGATTAGAAATTCTGATTGGAAATTACCCTAAAATTGAGGCTCGATCAGAGAGAGGGAGTCACGCCGCGCGTGCCGGTCTGAAAAGCCCCTCCCCCGGCACCCCGTCCCACCCCCTGTCCCCCGGCAAAAAAGAATGTTTTCCCTGCGCCGAGCTGCCGTCGCGCTGTGGCGTTCAGCCGTCGGATGGTGTCAGGGTAGCGGGTAGGGAGTCAGGATGGCTGTAATCGAATCGTGGAGCGTTATGACCTGTAGTTTCTGTGGCCAGGTTGTGCGCCTTGGGGTAGTTTTTGTGTGGTGAGAGCCTTGATTTCACTCCATCCAAGTCGAATACGGTTTACAACCAAGTGGTAGTCCAAACCAGCAGCCTTTGCGCGTTGCATTAAGCTGTTAGGGTTTATTTTGCTGCCTATTCGCCTATTTGCAGCCTGTTCTTTCCATGTTGCCCATCGGCAGTTGTCCGGCGAGTAACCCCTCGATCCATCCTTCCTATCAAGCGTTAATCCGTTTGGTTCGCCCATGTCAGTGTAGAAGTTTTTAAATCCATCCTTACCGCTCCAACGCTCGCAAACGGTGATTCCGCGCCCACCGTAGTATTTCCAGATATGGCTTTTGGGGTTCTTGCAGCGTTGAATCATTCCAGACCAACGACGATAAACCGCTGAATCGTGCCTTGCTGGATTTTTGAAAGTTCCGAATGGTCGTCCGCGTTTTGCCATGCCAGACGATACCACAAGGAATTAAAGTTGCAAGTGATAATTATTGTATAATTGTAGTCGTTGTATTTAGTCGGCTACCTTCCAAAACTATTGCAAATAAAGGGGATTCTAAAGCTTGTGGTTTTTTTCGCGTTTTAAGGCCACAAGACCAGCCTATTTTGAACACAATACACAACCTGTTGTGGTGTCTAATCATGTCGTAGCGGGCTTCTCTTGTGGTGTCGGTGTCGGCGGGTCCCGCAGAGTGACGACGGGCCTTGCCTGTCGGTCTTGGCGGCCTCGCCGCGAGCCTGGGTTTGGCGTGCCAGTCAGGACTTGCCACTCGTCAAACAGCGTTGCGCGCGCGGCGCATAGCTTCTGGATGTCGTTCGCCTCGTCAGTGTTACGCATTAAACGTAGAAGTCTTGCCCGTTCTGTTTCAATCTCCGCAATTCGCTCCTCGCAAGCGTTTTTGACAACTGCCGGGGAACTACGCAACGCCCTTGCGAGCTTGTTTTGGTGTTTTGCTTCCGCACTCCGCCGTTGAAATTCGCGGGCGTTTGCGGGAGTAATGCGAAAGACTCGCGGGCGTTCAAGTGTTGCGGCTGCATCCATGTTCGGCAAGCTCAACCAAGGCGGGCAGATTGTCAAGCACCTTTTCTACCAGCCATATTTTGCAAAACCAATAGCAAGATTTACAACGAAATAATTTAAAAAAAAAGGATTGACATAATAACAATACTGTGGGAGACTACGCGTGTGCAGACGAACAGAACAAAAAATTATCCGGCAGCGGCAATCACACCACACGTCGAGTTCGTCTGCACAAGTCCAACCCAGACGCGGATTGTCGGTGCTGATATTTCAACAAAGGGAAAACAAAATGAAAAATAACGCAATGCTAGACATGGTGAAAAACATCAACTCCGCCGTCGCTGAAAGGTGGGATGCCAAAGACGAGCGCGCGATCGCGCTCCAAAAATCCCTGCCGGTTGTTCGCTGCGACAAAGATGGTGGCGGACTATGGACCATCCCCGCACCGCTGACAGTCGGCGGCCTCTGCACGGTGACGGGCTACCACTGCGGAGCGCACGAGCGCCGATATGATAATGGGCAGGTGCGGCTGCATAACGTGGAAGCCACCATTACAGACATTGATGGTGGTCAAGTTAGCTTGGAGTCCTGCCAGCGGCAGATAGTGACAATGCCGGCGGCTTACTGTTCGGGCTTTCATCTCGCGACGGCAGACGACGTTGAACTAGCTATCGCTGTCAAGCTGTGGGAGGCGTCGGATGCCTATCCGTGGCACATGTGCCCTTCAGCTAAAGCGCTCGCCGCGCAGCGCGTAAATGAACTGCGCGAGCAGCTTGAACGCCTTAACGCGCCTGAAGATTGAAATCAAAACTTGGCTGAATGGTTCAGTTCTGTTCAGTGGCGATTTTTCGTCGCTCGCAGACTGACTAGCAAAACGAAAGGAACAAAATGAAAACAACAGCGCAAATAAAAGGATTCAAGGGATTCAATGCCGACATGACCTGTCACGGTCACAAGTTCGAGGCCGGAAAAACATACACGCACAAAGGCGAGATTAAACTTTGTGAGTCGGGTTTTCATTTCTGCGAAAATCCGCTTGATGTGCTTCGATACTATTCGCCAACGGAGTCAAACTTTGCCGAAGTCAAGGCCGATAAAGTATCGGGCGAAAAATCAAACGATACCAAGCGCGTTTGCGCCGAAATAAAAATCGGCGCGAAAATAACATTGAGCGCGCTTATTCAAGCTGGTGTCTCGTTTTTGATTTCGGCGTGTAAAAGTAAAAAGGCGACAAGCGGCGACTATTCGCCCTCGGCGACAAGCGGCAACTGTTCGCACTCGGCGACAAGCGGCGACTATTCGCCCTCGGCGACAAGCGGCAACTGTTCGCACTCGGCGACAAGCGGCAACTATTCGCACTCGGCGACAAGCGGCAACTCTTCGCCCTCGGCGACAAGCGGCAACTATTCGCACTCGGAGATCGGAG